GTACGGTATTATATCCGAATGGACAGATGTAAACGGTAATCGTTTATATTAAGTTTCTTATACTTACCTTCATACTGGGTAATTTGATCACCTAAACGATTACCGTTTACATCTGTCCATTCGGATATAATACCGTACAATCTTACATCTACAGTATCTGTACCTTTTTTTGCGTTGATTATGAGTTTACCTTTTTCCATTTTGAAGATGCAAACATATATGTAAAAACAAGGCTTCGCAAATCTTAATTACATGATAACCATATTATTATATGGCATGAGCAAAAGGTGAGCTTTGGTAAAATGTAAATAAAGATAATAGGTAAATCTGCTGTAAGTTTGCGTTAAAATAGAGGATAAAACAATGGCAACAAAACTAACCATAAAACAAAAAAAAGACTGGGCTTTGTTATTGTACTTAAAAACGCAAATGAATCAAGGTGAAATTGCTGACAAAGTACAAGTAACTTCAAAAACACTTGGTAAATGGATAACGCTTAATAAATGGGACTTGCTAAAGTCGTCATTTGTAATTACTAAAGAGCAAGAATTAAGACGTATTTACCAACAAATTAACGACTTAAATACTTCTATTGAATCACGAGAGGAAGGAGAACGGCACGCTAAAGGAAACGAAGCTGATACTCTATCTAAACTAGCAAGTACCGCAAGATCGCTTGAAACAGACACAAGTATTGCACAAATAATTGATACTAGCATTGAAGTGTTACGATGGTTGCAGCAAACAGACTTTGATAAAGCAAAGGAACTAAGCGATTATTTCGACTCATTTATTAAATACAAACTTAACAGAGTATGATAAAACGAGGCAAAAATAGAGATAAGGAGTTTGTTGAAAAGTGGGCTAATTTTAGAGAAGATTTGGTTAGAACCACACCAGTACCTAAAATGACTGATGCTGAAAAAATAGAGTACAAAAAGCATATTGAAAAACATCCAGAAGAATGGTTTGAATTTATGTTTCCAAAGTACTACACTAGCAAGCCAGCAAGATTTCATGTACTTGCAACAAACAGGCTACTTAAAAAAAACAGGCATTACGAAGTAAGACGTTGGGCTAGGGAGTTGGCAAAATCGGTTAGAGGCATGATGGAAGATTTGTTTTTAGCAATGACAGGCAAAGCAAAAACTTTTTTATTAGTAAGTCATAACTGGGACAACGCATCAGAACTACTTATGCCATATCTTATTAACCTTGAAAGTAATCATCGTTTAAAATGGTTATATGGTGAACAGGCAGGGTTTAGAAACTGGGAGATTGGGAAATTTATAACACGTTCGGGTGCTGCTTTTAGGGCAATAGGAGCTGGACAATCTCCACGTGGTACTCGTAACCAAGAGGCTAGACCTGACGTAATACGTGTTGATGATATTGATACTGATGAGCGTTGTAGAAGCGAAAAACGAATTAAGGAAACTTGGAATTGGGTTGAGCAGGCTTTAATACCAACTGTATCGGTTTCGGGTAATGTAAGGATTGTATTTCAAGGTAACTTAATTAGCAAAAACTCAATAATTGCTAAAGCTAGCGAAATGGCCGATCATGTAAGCACTATTAATATTCGTGATAAAAATGGCAAATCTACTTGGGAAGTAAAAAATACTGAAGAGCATATTAATTGGCTACTTAGTAAAATGAGTTACATATCGCAACAAAAAGAATACTATAACAATCCAATTACTGAAGGTACTGTATTTAAAGAGTTACGATGGGATAAAATACCACCAATTTCGCGAATGAAATTTGTTGTTGCATATGGTGATCCATCGCCATCAAATCAGGATACAAAAAAGAACTCACACAAAACCGTTGTTTTGATGACTAAATACAAGCACACTTATTACATAATTACAGCGTGGCTTGAGCAAACAACTAATTCAACATTTATTACCTGGTACCACGATGCAAGTAATTATATTGATGGAAAAGCAATGATATATAATTACATGGAAAACAACGGCTTTCAAGACCCATTTTACAAACAAGTGTATTTGCCAATGATGATTGATATTGGCAAAAAGCAAGGCAACATAATTCATGTAAAACCTGATGAGCGTAAAAAACCCGATAAATTTACTCGTATTGAAGCAGGGCTTGAGCCGCTAAACAGAAGTGGTAATTTAGTATTTAATATTGCTGAAAAAGGTAATATACACATGAAAACACTTGAAGAGCAATTTAAAGCAATTGAACCCGAACTTACAGCACCTGCCGATGGCCCCGATGCTGTTGAGGGTGGTAAATGGATAATTGACAGAAAATTTGCAACATCGCAAGGTATATCAACTGGTAAAAGAGGAATAGGTAATTATAAAAATAAAAAACGTTTCTAATGAAATTATTAAAACTCATTTTTTTAAGTATTAAAGAGTCTGTTAGTTATTACATCGACAGATACAAGTTTTTATATGCAATGCGCAAAGCAAACCGTATGAACTCCATTGATGGTAAACGCTACTGGGTAATTAAACTAAGTGGATGGTACAGGGTTTATTCGGGTGCAGATGTTAAAGCTCTAAAAAAACACGGCATTTTTCGTAAAGATATTGGTTTTGTTGAGCTACAAGGCATTGCCGCTTACAACACTAACGAAAAAAACAGGAGGAAGTAATATGCCAGTTTATCAACCGAGATTTTTAACAAAAGAGGAATTAAAAACCCGATCGCACATTGAAATTATTGACGCTATTACTAGGGGTGATGATACTATTATTGACATACTAATAGATGAAGCTATTGATTTTATGAAAGGCTACCTTATTGCACGTTATGATACTAACAGTGTGTTTGCGGCAACTGAAAGTAACCGTAATAAAACCGTGCTAAAAATGCTTAAAGCAATTGTTACATACGAAATATACTCAAGTCATAATCCGCAAATGATGACTCAAGTTGTTGAAAAAAATAACGACCGAGCTATTGAATGGCTTAAAGCAGTACAGAAGCTCGACCTTAACCCCGACTTACCACTTGCAATAAACGAAAACAATAAAGAGGTAGCATATATAATACACGGTTCTAATACAAAAAGAGGCAATCATTACTAACAATGGGATATGTCCCATTGCAATAAAAAAAATAAAATGGCTAAAAAAAGTAAAAAGAAAAACATATTAATCAACAATATTGATATACGACAGGTAAACCGCTCTAGTCAGGATATTGACAGTTGGCGCATGGCAATACGCTCAGCAGAGAGTATTGTAAACCCTACACGGAGGTTGCTGTATGATTTATATAGCGATATACTTTTAGACGGGCATCTTACTGCCGTAATTGGTAAAAGGCTCACAGCTGTAGCAAATGCTCCTTTAGTATTTATTGATGCTAATGGTAAAGAAGTTGATGAGATAAACGACTTAATTGATACAGAGGGTTTTGAGGAGATACTTACCGAAATACTAAATGCTAAATTTTGGGGATATTCCTTGATGGATATTGAGTTTAAGCCCGAAGAGCTAATACCAACACTCATCGACCGTAGGCATGTTAAACCCGAAAAGAACATAATAACCAAGCACCCTAACGACTTAACAGGCATAGATTACACCCTGCCTCCATACGATAAATATATACTTACCTCAGGTAAGCCAACAGACCTTGGGTTACTTATGAAAGTTGCTCAATATATTATTTACAAACGTGGTAATTATGGTGATTGGGCACAATTTGCCGAAATATTTGGAATGCCTTTCCGAAAAGGCAAATACGATGGTTATGACGAAGCTGCACGATTACAGCTAGAAAACGCATTAAAAGAGGGCGGTAGTGCAGCTTATGTAGTAATACCCGAAGGTACTGATATTGAGTTTATAGCAAACAACTCATCGGGTGATGGTGAGTTGTACGACAAACTCCGTAAAGCTTGTAACGAAGAAATAAGTGTGTGTATTGCTGGCGAAACATTAACCACCTCGCAGGGTGATAAAGGTGCGCGATCGTTAGGCGAAGTACACATGGAGGTAGCTAACGAAAAACAAATTGCCGATGAACGATTTGCAAGGCGTGTGCTTAATTCAAAGCTTATTCCATTACTTGAAATACATGG